TTGCATTACAAAAATGTCCTGCAGAAACTTGGAACATAATTAATGATTCCTATCAACTTTTAAAAGACAGAGCTGTTAATGAAGATTTTGATGGTAAAGAAATTATGATAAAAGGAGGTGATACTGAAATTTTATCGTTTGATGCTCTGCCATCTATAAGAACTTTAATACACAATCAATTACTGCCAGTGCATCAACAATGGATTAATAACGAAGATATAGAGCCTTCATTTATATATGGTATTAGGTCTTATAAAAAAGGAGCTACACTTGAAAAACATTATGATAGGGTAGAAACTCACCATATAAGCTCAATAATTATAGTAGATAAAAACTTAGCTTGCGGATGTAGCAACAAACCCGAGTCTGATGATTGGCCGTTATGCACAGCCAGGAGATATGATTTTATATGAATCAGCTATTTGTGAACACGGTAGAGAAGAACCTTTTGGCGGTACATTTTTTAGAAACTTTTATGTGCATTATAAAATAAAATGAAAAATCCTGAACTATTAATTTCTATTGCATCGTATTGTGATGACGAGTTGATAAAAACAATTAATAGTTTACTTGATAATGCAGCTGATAAAAATAATTTAGATATTATTGTTTTTAATCAAAGCGAATATCCCGAAAACATAAATCATAAAAATGTTACTGAAGTATACAGTAACTACAAAACTACTAATGGAGTAGTGTGGGCAAGAGAGCAAATTAGAAACTATGTCAAGCCCCACCATAAATATTACCTTCAGATAGATGCGCACATGAGGTTTGACAAAGGGTTTGACGAAAAGTTAATAAGCCATCATAATGATTATAATGGTAAGGTAGTATTTAGTGGTTTTCCTTCTATGTATTATTTACCAGATGACAAAAGCTGGGATGCTTGTTATATTAATAAAGTAGATAAAGTTGATGAGAAAGGTAGGTTTTGGCCGGGAGCTCAAGGTGTAGAAGAAAAAAAATATCTTGGCCCTAGCACTATAGCGGCCGGTTATTTCTTTAGTGATATTGAAGTTCTTGATTTAGATATATATCAACAAAAAGGAGATATGTATTTTGAGGAAACCTATGCTACTTTTAATACTTTTTTAGCAGGGTATGATATAACAAATATACCCTTCCCAGGTATATATCATCTCTATGATAAAACAAACCAACGCCAAAAATACCATCCTAACCAAGGAAACCCACGACTTGTAGGTTTAAAAAATGATGTAAGAACAATTCAAGATTTTAATAAGCTCTATGGAACTAGCTATCGCCCTAACATAATACATCAAGTAGCGCCACAAGATAAAAACAGATGGAGTAAAGAATGGTTTAGATGTGATTATAGCTGGGATACTATTAAAGGATATAAAAGAAATAAATGGTGTGATAGAGATGGAATAAATACATACTTAAAAAGATATGATAAAGACTTTTATGAAATATTAAACCAATGTCCTGTTATTTATAAAATAGATTTTGTTAGATATTTAATAGCTAGAGATATTGGAGGTGTTATATGTGATATGGATTTTGAAGTATACAATGATTTTACTAAACAACTAGATAGTCATTCTATTTATTTATTAGAATCATCAGCAGGTGATGAAGATTATCAAAATGGTTTTATTGTTTCTCCTCCATCAGATTTATGGAACATGTTTTTAGAAAGCCTAAAGGCAAACATTATTAATAATTTACCAGACATCCTTAATAAAAAAGAAATAGAGGGAAGGCCGCTTGGAACTTTTGTTAGACAAATGGTTGGCCCTATAGCTCTTTCTGAGTTTATAAAACAGTACAATATTCCTCATAAAGTTTTGCCTTACGCTCAATTTAATCCCGTTGGTAAATTTAATTTTGATTTTATACAAACATATCACTATGGGACTGGCAACTGGGGCGGCGGTTTGTAAACTTTAATTTATAAATTCGTAAATTTGTAAACAAATAAATTCTTTATGCCTAGTAGACAATGTGACCAATATACTTTTAGTTGTCCTATCGAACAAATAGGAGATGAATTTGGTAACTGTACCTGGACGGTTGTATGTTGTGATGGTGAAAAAATAAACATTAAACTTCCTGCTAATACTTTAGGAGCTTATTGTTTAGAGAGAGGTTCAACAATACAAAAAACATCTGTATATGGAACACACAATTATGTTAATCCAAATTGTTTTACTAATTGTGGTGAAGCCGACGATACTCCTTTAGAGGGGTATAGTTATTACAAATACGAAAACTGTACTAATGCTAGTCAAACGCAAATTTTTAGAGCGCCAGACGGATTCACCTCTTGGCCCACCAACTTAGCTTATCAATCTATTTGTTGGACAAACGGAGTAAGTACAACGGATATATCATATTTAGATGTAGCCAACATACCTACGTATGCGGATTGTGCTGCATGTAATGCTGCCTTAAACCCTACACCTGTACCCTCTCCAACTCCATCACCTCCAACACCGCCGGATGTTTCACAGTTTTGTTTGTCTTTTAATAATACACTTTCTGTTTCAGTTTTAACTTATCAAGATATAACTGCATCTTTTTATGTAATCAATGGTGAATATGGAATATATAATGTTAACACAGGTGTATATAACATAAATAATGTGCCAGCCGAGTGGCCTATTGCTTTTTTAAATAACGGAAAAGAAAATCAAATAACATACACAGGAACTAAATTAGAAAGAGAAAATGTAACAGCACTAGATGGCAATACTTATAATTTTTATTCTGGAACAATAACATTAAATGTAAACGAAGACTTCGGTTCTATTAGTTATCAAACTTTATATCCTGAAGCAACGAATGGTGCATATTTCTTAGGTCAAAATAATTTAAGATTTAGCACGGATTGTTCTTCTTCAACTCCACCTACTCCTACACCACCAACTCCTACTCCTAATCCTCCAAGTGTAGTGCCGCCAATCCCGTCACCTGTTAAAACGCAATGGACGGTTAGTTATAGTCAAAACTCAAAGGGTTGGCCTTCATTTTATTCTTATATACCAGAGTATATGATAGGTATGAATAACTTTTTTTATTCATTTAAAGGAGGTAACTTGTATCAACATAATACGAACGAGCTAAGAAATAATTATTATGGAGAACAATTTAACTCTCAAATAACCAGCGTGTTTAATCAAAACCCATTAGAGAATAAAATATTTAAAACTTTAAATTTAGAATCCAATGATGCGTGGGAAGCGTATTTAGAAACCGATATACAGATAAATGGATTTATGGAAGATGGATGGTTTGAAAAGAAAGAAGGTGCATGGTTCGCATATCTCAGACAACAAGGAGAAGTGCCAGCGCTTGAAGGGCAGTATGCAATGAGGTCTGCTAACGGTATAGGTAGAACTTCTAACATTGCATTAAACGCAGGAACAGCGACACTAAATTTTTCTACTAACCCGCTTGTATCTATTGGTAATTTTTTAAGTGTAGGTGATTACATTTATCACTCTGAGCCGCAGTACACCACTATTTCTTATGGAGGTATTGTGACACAAATCAATGTTGATTTACAAAACGGAATCAATCAAATTATAGTAAGTACAACATCAGCTAATACTGTAGAGTTTCCTGTTAATGACCCATATATTTTATTTATAAAAAGTTCTGAAGCAGAATCTCATGGTTTACTTGGACATTATTGTTTATTTACTATTACCAATTTTAACACACAAGCCACAGAATTATTTGCCGTTGAAAGCGATGTAATGAAAAGCTATCCGTAAAATTAGTATCTTTGTAATTATAAAAAAATTATGGCATTTCCATTAATACCTTTAATATCAGTAGGGCTGCAAGCAGCAGGCTCTTGCTCAACGTGACGCAGCCAAAGCAATGGCAGAAGCTAAAGCTGAGCTTGAAGTAAATCGATTACGTGGTTTATCTATTGCTAAAGAGCCATACGAATTAGAACGTGAGGCTTTATTACAGGCAGGAGCTTCTGCATTACAAGCAGGAGTAGAAGGAGACCCAAGGGGTGCACAAGCTACAGCTGGTAGAGTTCTACAAGCACAACAACAAGCGCTTGGCAAACAAAGAGCAGCAATGTCAAAAGAAATGGCAGACCTTGAAAAGTTAGCTGCCATGGAAGATACTAGATTAGCGAGAGCTAGAGCACAAATTGATTTAGGAGAAGCAGTAGGACAGCAAATGGCTGAAAGAGAAGCACAAATACTAGCTGCTCAACAACAACAAGCCGGAGTTAGTCAAGCATTACAAGCTGGAATAGGATTAGCTAATTTAGCTCCTCAATTATTTCCTGGTAAAACAGGTGATGCAAGCGATGCATTTGACCCATTTACTAGTTTTACATCTGAAAATTTAATGGGAGTGGGTGGAATAACACCTCAAATGAATACGTCTTTTGGTATGCCAGGGGGGTTTAGTGGTGTAGGTGGAATAGATTATGGAACTATATTTCCTCAAGTTCCCCCTGTATCTAAAATAGGAAATTAATTTATGGCAACAAGATTTGGATATGATAAAGCTATTGGTTTAACTGGCCCTCTGTCAGTAGACTGGAGTCAGGTTACAGGAGAAACAGTTAAATATCTTAACGAGCTACAACAAAAAAAAGATACTACACGTAAAGAATTAGCTACAGAAGGAAGAGAATTAGCTGAACAACTTGCTAAAAATCCTTATGATTACACATCAAAATACTATGGGTTTTGGGGTAAATCTAGTAATCAAGTTATGAATTTAATGACTACATTAAATGATAATTTTAAAAACGGTGACATTACTAAAACAGACAGAGATATAAAATCAGCTAATTTACAAGGTCAAGTAGAGCAATATATTGCAGCTTCTCAAAAGTTTGCACAACAAGAAAAAGAAAGAGCAAATAACGCTGGGCCTAATGGTATTTATGGAGCTGAGGATATTTTTGAAAATGAAATACTAGCTAGTGCTTTAAATTATGAAAACATTGAACCGTTGTTTGACCCGGATGGTTATACCTTTAATGTTTTAGTTACAGGTAAGGAT